AGATTACACCGCAAGAGAAATAGCAAAATATGTAGTTGTTTCAAAAAAGGAACAACATGAAAGCTCTAGAGAAATTTATATAATGAACTTTTTTTCAAAAGCATTAACTATGATTATACAGATATGTTTTCATTACTTTAATAAAAAAATTCCTTATGATGTAGTTACAAAAAGTCAAATAACTAAAGTAAGGAAAATATCTGAATCAACTAAAAATATTTTTAATTTGAGAGAATTTGAGTCGTTATATTATAATGGAGATATGGGAAAATGGTCAGGACAAGATGTTTTTCAAAAGTTTTTCTTACTGGTAGATTTAATGTTTCAAAAAAATCTTATATCTAGGAAGATATTTGATGCTCTCAAATTTAGCCTTAAAACTTTGTATAGAATGGAAGTAATTTATTCCAAAAAAATTAAAAACGTTCTAGTAGATACCAAATCCGGAGATGGTTGTTTCTCTGAACATTTTGAATTTCAAACAATAGAAGCATGGGGACAAGGTCTTTTTCATAACATTTCGTCTTTTGTGCATAGTTTAGAACAGGTTTATAGAAAGAATTTAATGGTAATCTATTTGAAAGAAAAACTTTACGATTCAAAAATTTGGAAACCTTTATTGACTGGAAGCTGGAGTCAATTGGAACATTCAGATGATAAAAACGAAGTTAAGATTTTGCCTTTAGAATTGCATAAATTAGACACAATATTCACTACAATTATTCCGAGACTTTTTGGTTTGCAAACGTCTTCGACAAAAGATTCTTATAGTCGATTAGTATCAGAATTTGTGGGTTTGGTGAATTTGCAAGGCAACATGTTTGATAATGGTCATAAAGCAATTGCCAAGGTGTTAGATGTAATAGATGATGATTCTTTTCCTAATGTTTATAAATATGTTTTAAATCGTATCTCAGAATTTTGGTCCAAATCTAATGATATCATAGGATCCCGAATGCTCGAAATAATATATTGGAACTACTTGATTAAATTCTTTAAACTTAAATCAATTAGTATGAATATTCCGGTCTCTTATGGAGGTAGGTTAATGACTTCTATCAAAAATTATAGACTTTACGGAGAATATGCGGACAATCTTTATAAAGCACATTATTTTGGTAATTTGGTTAGCCACAATATTATGTCAAATTTTAGATTGAAGTTCAACAAATTTAATAATGAGGAACAGAAATTAATTATAGAAAATTACAAACAAGAAGTTGAAATTTCTGACTCTATAACAAAATTAAAACATTCAAAAAGTTATCAAGGAAATTGCCCTTCACTTATGAAAAATGATTTTAAAATTTACTTCAAAGATTCTTTGATTAAAAAGATTTCTATGTTTAAAAACAAGTTTAGAATTAATAA